GTCTTTAACGCATTGTTTAACTGTCTTATCAAAGCACTCAGCCACACGTTCTTCTGATACAGATGTACCGACTTCCTTATTATATTCTTCATCCCATTCAGTCACTAAATAGCCAATACCAAACGTAGGGAAACCAAGATGATCTAAATAGATTTCATACTTACAACCTTCATCAGCTTCTAATTCTGACCTTAATTTATCTATATCCATTACAGTTTTCTCTTTCGGTTCTTCATAGAACGAATGTGCTTGTGCCAAAAGTAGTTAGCTACAGACGTAAAAAAATCGTATAAACTCATGTAAAATTTTGTCATTTCTTCATATTCTCCCTTGCTACACCTTTTGATTTTTCAAAACTTCTCATTCCACCAAGACCCAATAATGAAAGGGTTAAAGTCATAAGTTCAGAAGTTGCTAATTTTGGGAGGATAACTGTAGGCATCCAAATTGCTGTTGCCCATTCTGCTATAGGCATTATAAAAAATTGAGTTAAAAGTCCTAATGCACAAATCCACATGATAGCAGGTCTTGAACCACTAACAAAAATACTAGGGTGTTTAGCTTGTTCTTTATTTATTTCTATTTGACCTTTAGCTAGTTCTTGTGCATGGCTTTCAGCCATAGTAGCAACTTCATGTGCTAACTTATTCTTCATGTCTTTATCTTCTATGAACTTACCTAAAAGATTAGACACAGGGCCTATTAAAGCAGTTAACATTATTTACTCCTAGACATATAAGCTGTTGAACCCATGTAAAAACCCACTATTGAACTACCTGAAATAAACAATAAATCTGTTATGGCTGATAGTTTTTCTAGTCGATCTAAACCAATAAAGGGCGATGCTAATATCGCAGCGTAACAACCCATAAATATAAGAGTTGCCGTAGCCATTCTACGTTGGGCTAACTGTTTACGACTTTCATCTTTGGTTTTTTGTATTTGTTTAGATTTCTCTATTTCTGAATCAGAGACAATACCATCCCCATCCAAATCCCATTCTGAGTATTTAGATTTGTTCTGTAGTTTTTTCTGGGTCATTAAAAATTAAGTTGTCCACTAGAACTAATGTTTTGTTTTAGGTTTTCGGTAAAAGCATTTACAGCTTCGCTTAGTTCACCATCTTTACCTGGCAATGCTGCAAGTTTTCCAAACTGAATTGATAATGGATTAACGCCTTGATTAGCAACTTGTGCTGTTGATTTTACCCATCTAATAAACTTAGGGCTAGTTAATAACTTAGCTGCATATCTTGGGGCTAACACAGTTGCTGCTGCGACACTTACACCTGCTTCTGGATCGCCTGTTAAAGCTAATCCTGCTGCTGATAATAATGAAGTTACATTCATTATACCAATATTTATTTTACCTGTTCCAGATGGATTACCAAGAAGCCTTCTTTCATCTACTGATCTAGTTATTCTAACTAAGCTATCTATTTCTTTAGAAATCTCTTTTAATCTAGGTGAACCAAACAACACTCGTTTTGTGCCACCATCTAATTCACTCCACTTATTTATAAATGTTGTGGCTGACCATTGGCTTTTATTATAGCCCAATCTTGAAAACACAGTAGATGATATAGCATCTCTTTCTTCTCTGTTTAAAGTTTGAAAAACATTTTTAATTCTTTGCCCACCTTCTTTTCCACCAAGCAAGGCAAATGTATAAATCTGACTATCTAATCCTTTAGCTTGTATGTCTGCAATAGTCTTTTCAATACCACCAGTTTTTTTAGAAACAAATCTATTATGAGCATCAGCTTTTTTTAATAATCTAGCTGCATTAGGACTTGCTGAATTTACTGATGAAAATATATCTTCTGATAATGATTTATAAATAGCGTTTAACTTACCATCACCTGTAGATTCAATCTTAATTTTTCCAGGAGTAGCAGGGCCAATTATCTTTCCAATTTCTGTTCTTGCATTTCTTAAAACATTTAAAGGCAAAACACCACCATTGGCATCAGCATCTTTTAAAATACTATTAATTTTATTTAATGAAGGTTGGTAGGAATCTTTTAACGTGTTTGGTGCTTTTGCTAATTCAGTTTCCAATTTGGCTTTTAATGCTCTTAGTCCACCAAGATTTACATTAACATCTCCTGCTGCATCAAAGGCTTCATTGTAAAGAGTGGTTTTTTTAACTTGTAATTTATCAAAATAGTTTTTAGAACCTTGCTTAATTAAACTTCCTGCTTCTTCACCACTACCTGCTTTCTCACCAATTTTATTTGCAATTTTTTTTGTTGCTTTAGTTAAATCATTTAAGAGTTTATCTCTTGCACCACCAATTATATCAGCAGCAAATAAGTTGCCACCTAATAGTTCTTCGACATTAGCCACACCTCTGCTACCTGTTAAAGTGGCAACTGTTGGTTGAATGTTTAATCTATCAAAATCATTTGCTCTTTGTCCTGGTCTTATGTTAGAGAGTGTTTGTGTGCCTTTTTGTATTCCTGTCTTAATTCCTCTCATGGCACTATCAGCTAATTTGCCACCAATAGCTTCCATGCCTATGTTTTCACCTGCTTTTATTAGGTTTTGTGGCAATGGTCTTTTAACTCCACCAGGAGTAACGGCATCCATTCCAATATCATATAATTGACCTGCTGCTTCACTTCCTAAAGCAACACCGATCGGAGTAGTAGCTACGCCAGGAGAAGCTAGTATCCCACCTACAGCACCACCAACTCCAGAAGCTATTTCACGGCCAACACTAGCAACGTCACCAAAATCTAAACCAGGTGGATTGTAAACTGTTAAGTTATCTTTTTTATCAACAAAAAATAGATTATCAGCACCATACTTATCAAGTATATTTAGCTTTGGGTTTTTTTCCTGCAACTCTTGTGAGGTTAAAACTTTAGAATAATATTTTTGTAAAATTGATTTTCTTTGGTTGTCTGGAGCATTGCCTACGATTTGACGAATAATTCCAGAAGCACCTGTTTCATTTATTTTACCTTTAGACATTAATATACTACCTCATCATCAGTTTGTTCTGTTTTTACTAGATAGTCGTTTAGATTTATTTTTGGTAATCCTTTTATATTTCTTCCTGATTTAAAAGAATCCACTTGAGTTGACAATTCAGTAATCAACCTTTCTAGGTTTGAACGAAAAGTATCTTCTCTTGTAGTTATGCCTGGTATTACTGCATCTCTATATTGAGTTACCTCAAATGGGTTTGCAGTTGCACCAGTTCTTTTTCTTAATCTTAAATCTGAAAGGTTATCTAATGCTCTAAAAAGTTTTTGTGAATCACCACTAGATGCTCGACCTAAACTAGAGCCAGAAGCAACTGAAATTGTTTTGTTATACTCACCATTTTGTAAATCACCATTAAATGCTAAATCTATAACTGTTTTAATATCATTAGTCGCAGATGCTAAATCTGAAACATATGATGATTCAATTTTATTAAGTTTTGCAAATTTAGTAATAAGGGGATTTTTGTCTTCAGATGATTTTTGATTGCCTGTTAATACACTTTCTATATCTAAACCAGGAATAATTTTTGATTCAGTATCACCTGTTTCTTGATTAACTATGTTTATTCTAGTTTCTGTTTCTAAGATTTTTTTAAGACCTCTTAACTCTTGTTGCTGAGGGCCTGTTAAATTAGTTGTATTATTAAGTTCTATGGCTCTTTGTAATTGATTGTACTTAGCACCTAAAGACCCTGAGCTAGTTCCCCCAATAGATTTAATTGTATTACTTATAGTTCCTTTTTGATAAACTTGACCTTTACTTGTATCAAGACCTTCAGCATCAGCTTGTTCTTTTGTTAAAGTTGGAAATGTCTCAGTTGGCTTTGTGGTAGCTTTTTTTATTTCTAATTCAGCACCTAAGTTTAAAGCACCTTCTTGATTAAATTTTGCCATAGATTGCAAGAAAGGTGTTTTACTCATATCAATACCACTTAATGCTTGAGTCAAAGAATCTTTATATTCATCTTCTCTAGTAACCTGTCGATCCATAGCCCCTTTTTGTAGATAAGCACCAACCAATGCAGAACTCAAACGACCTAGCCCTTGCAATGGTGTTGCTACTGGTGCAGATGAC